TGACATTTATCAGCCAATAAAATTAAATTTCCAATTGACTGGTCACCTCAATGGGGAGGGGGCATATTTTTGGAGTACCTAGTACTTGAGTTCGCCTATATTAAATATATTTAAGTATATATCATTAGGTAGTCTATTTGGAATATACTATCTTTGTATTATTAAACAATAAGGAAGAATAAGTATATTAATAACAAATTTTTAAATTATGGCTAAAGAAGTTAAAGAAAATCTAACAGAATCAGTTGATGCAAAATGCCAGTGTGGTAGTGCAGAACCTAAAGAGGAATCAGTTCTTTGGGGTAAAGTCACAGTAGCTAAATTAACAGTATTGGATAAGATTATACGTGGAATGGAAAACGGCGCTAATATTGAGCATTGTTTAGTATTATCTAATATCTATAAGAACCTATGCAATTAAAATCTATACTTGATAAGTATGATGTTATAGAGGCGCAAGTACTCTATAATAAGGCAGTAGAGCTATTACAGCTCATTAGTGATGAAGAACTAGAGGAGATATTTACTAAATATCCAGCATTGTTCTCTAAGATTACTAATGTTCACCTTACCCATGAACAGCTACTAAGGGATAAGCAATCTATTAAAGATGCTATTGATGTATTTATAGAGACTATTGAATCACGAAACCTTACTAAGGATGAATTTGATGCAATGACTCTAGATGATATTAAAGATTATATGAATAGCATTATCACAACTAAACTCCCTTGTTTACATAGAATTATTAATGAACTAGAGGACAAAGTAAATGATTCCAGAAATCAGGCAAATTAAAATGAGCTTAACTCTCTTCGAGCAAGGCTTAGAAGAGTTTATGAAGAAGGCTGAGCAAGTTAAGAATGATAATATAGAACTAGCTAAAGAGAATGACAAGTTAAAAGCTAAAATTCTTGAGCTAGAAAATAAATTGAAGGGCTAATGACTATTAACGAAATTGAATTATATGATGTAGAGGCTGTTGATGAAGTATTATCACACCTATCTAATGGAGATGCAAATGTAATACAAGAAGCAATATCTTCTTTATGTGGAATGGTTACTATTAGAGATAAATACATCAAAGAGCTAAAAGAAAAGATATTGCAGGCTGGTAATATCCTAGACGCAAAGACTATTACAGAATATGAAACCAAACGTATTCCAGGTTGTATCCAAGATATTGCTCCCAACAAAAGATGGTCAAATACTTTTGGAGGATGATATATTACAGAGACAGAATGTGCTTTATAGTCCTTAAAGAAGGGGAATATATGGTACAGATTGCTTATACAGTTCCAACTGACCAAAAATTGCAGAGGAACTATTACATATGAATGTATCAAAAGCCCATGAACAGATGGCTGAATTAATAAAGACAGAAAGAAGACGGGCATTAGAAATTAAAGTATATGGTGAGGATAACTGATGACAAAGAAATAAAGGAAACTGTATTAGCTGGCTTACAGAGGAATAAGGAGAAGTATGGTAAAAGATACTGTCCTTGTTCCTTAGTAAGGACAGACGATACAGTATGTATGTGTAAAGAGTTTAGGGAAATGGAAGAAGGTACTTGTCATTGTCAACTCTATATAAAGACTAAGGATGTAGACATTCCTTCCCATGTGGATAATAGTACACTTGGATATACATCTAAGAGTTTTAAAATAAACTTTAAGGAAGTAGAATAATGTATATCAGAGAATTTGGCATCCCACACATACTAGAAATATGTGAAATTGTTCATACGAATGAACTAGTAAAGCTAGGAGTTCCTTTCCAGAATATAGTAACTGATATAAAAGTTACAGCTAGTAATTTCAAGAAATACATAGAGCTAGATGCAATGGAATATGAAGTTAAAGGTTGTATAGGAAAGTGGGTATGAAAACATTTAAAGGTCGTAAACAAGAAACTCTGTTACTAATTGAGGAATCCGATTTAGATGATAAGATTGCAAGCAAGCTGAGAGGTAATCACGTAGATTATATAATTGCACCATTGTCAGCTAAAGATAATGAGGATTTTATGAAGCAGGCTCTATGTTGTATTTCTATTAGTGGGATTTACTGGGGTCAAATATTATATTACACATGAACGAATTACTTAGTATATTAGAGGGACATACTTCTATCGAGGAAGCCTTAGAATTTTATCAGTTAATATATAGAGCTGTAAAAGAAAATGCCTATATACATCCAGGTTGGGATTATCTTAGATACCCTTCTGTAACAATTAAATCTATAGAGTAATGGTATCATCTGCCGCTATATGCTTACTCCTTTCTAGACCTCGCCCTTCGGAAGGTAGGTCTTGCTGGTATAATACATATACCTATATAGATGAACATATCAAACCGAAATTCGAAGAGTTTGGTTTTCCCTTAGACGATAACTATTTTTATGTAGGAAAATATAAGGATTGTAGATTATCTATATCAATAATAGATGAAACAATAACTGTACATATGTCTACCTATGCAGGAGAGAGAAGGATTTCAAATAGATATGAAATTTCATTAATATTATTTGACACATTCACGAAAGATAGATTCAATTATGTACTTGATTCCTTATATAGGTGGATAGAAATGACAAAAGGCGAACTTAGCTAAATGCTAGGCTCGCCTTTTCTATTATGTAATATAATACCAATCATTTCTATCTCTTACATTCTTATCTTCTAGTTGCTTACTATCTAAATGATAATCACCATCTCTAAAGTTTAGCTCTTTAGTACCATAATTCCAATAGAAATATCCATGCCATCCTGGAAGCATTAGTATCTTACCAGTAGCAGCATATAAAGTAGCTTGATTATAATTCATTCCTATCCTTAGATTTATTATCAAACTTCTTCCAGATTCCTGTTATAGAATCAATACCAAGTAATGCCATACAACAGACTAGGAATGTATCTATCATTAACGGGGCTTGAACAACGTGTACAGTACAGTATAGTAATACAGCAATAGCTACGAACCATCCCAATACACCACACACTCTTTTACTACTAATTCCAGAGTGTGAACTGAACATTCCCTTTATAAAAGTTATAAACCTCATAGTATTAGAAATTAAACATCTGTATCCTACTAGCTACATCAGTTCCACTTCCAGATTTACTCCAATGTCTATCAGATGGGTTAGCTAATCCTTGTAAGTATTTCCTAACACCACCATTACCTGCTAACCATGCTCCACCTAATAATCCAAATTTAGTATATCCCTTTTGTGCAGCTAGCTCTAAATCTTTCTTATTAAATCCTCTCTCAAATGACTTAGCTAATTTAATTGCAGCCTTAATTTGTAATTTAGGATTATTTCTAAATGTCTCTATATCTGTACCTGCATAAGCGGTAATATTATTATATTTCTTACCATCTTGCATGAATTGGAAATATCCGTAAGCAGGAGCACCAGCTCTATTTTGAATTGCGCTATTAAATCCAGATTCCTGCTCTGCCATTTTAGTAAGGAACTGTCTATAATGCTTAGCTTCTGGGTCTTCCTTTTCTACTTCATCATACCACTTATTAAACTCATCTAAACCTTTAGATGGCTTGATATTAAATAGTTCTCTCTTCATAGGTGTGTTTACAGCTGATTCTATAATAGGTTCATCTATTCTAGGCTCATCAACCTTAGGTTGTGAAACTACTGACTCATCTCTAACAATAGGAATATTATATGTGCTAAATACATCCGAAGACTCGAACTTAGGTATGTCAGGAGTCTCCACTGGGGTATATGATACAAACTGTAATCCATCCTGACCCTTTCTAACTCTATTAGTAGAATATGTAGGTCTATCAGACTTCATAAACTTCTTCCTCATATCTCTCTTATTATTAAGAGTTCTTGAGTTTCTTACTAGGGGAGAATCCTTGAATTTAAATCTCCTTCCATCTGATACTAGGCTACCACCCTTCTTCATAGTTAATAATGCACCTTGCATTAAGGGTTGTCTTCTTATATATGGATTTTTAGGAATACTCTTTATGCTATCCCAAACTCTCCTACTACCTATATAAATAGGATTCTCTTGCTGTAATATAAAAGGAGTTCCTACTTTATCCATTAGTGCAGCTTGCTTAGTAGCTCTAACCCCTTCAGCAACATTATCTCCTGACCATCTTTTAGCATAGTCTCTGGGATTAAACTTCCACATATCCTGAGATATTTGGGTTAGTTTACCTTTCTTGTTATAGTCTATTTTAATAACATGACCTCCTACATCGTCAATTGGACCAACATAGTTAGTACCAGGCTGTCTAAAGGTTTGAAATCCATCTGGCATTTCTATAACCATATCTCCTTCCTTACCTTGTAATTTACCAATGCCATTAGAGTAGTTATTAAACTCATCTACATTATTGAATCTTAATGGATGACCACTTTTAACTACAGATTGCATTTGGTATCTTCTACCTTCAATGCCAGGATATAACTCACTATATCTTTTATCATAATTAAACCCTTGACCTTTAGCTGGCTTAAATGATTTAGCTATTTTCTGGAACCAAGGACTTCTACTTATTAATGGGTCATTCTGGAATAAATATAGTCCTAATAAGTCTCTATCACCATTATTACCCTCTGGTGTTGCTGAACCAGTATAGGTAGAATCATTATTCTTAATATCCTTTAGAGATACAGAAGCATTACCTTTAGTTCTCCTTCCTACTTTATAAGCTGCAACTCTGGCAGGAGTTTTCTCTACGTTAGATAAGAATGGCATTACTCTATTTATAGATGCCATAGCCATATTAGTAGGTGTGCGAGCTTCCTTATTAAATATCCAATGGTCTTTATTAAGAGCACTCCAACCTAAGTCAGCATCTCCCTTAATAAACTTAGCAGCTAATTTATTCTTAGTAATATTTAAGCCTTTGCCTCCACCATATACTGCTCCTGGATTTAGATACTCACCAATTTCTGCTGGAATACCTACCTTACCTTCTAACCATTGCCCAAATCCTCCAGTAGCATTATTAACTGCCTCACTTCCTAATATTCCTCCAACTACAGTTGCTGGAGTGGTTACTAATGCTGCACCAGCCACAGCTGGCATTACTGTTCTTTCTAAGCCTACTAATGGATTAGTTCCATTCCTCATTGAGGCTTTAAATCGTTCTTTAGCACCTTTAAAAGGATGCCAATAATCCCTATTTCTCTCAGCAGCAGTTCTAGTATCAGTAGATGGTTCTCCTCCTAAATCAATAAGTTGGTCTTGTCTTGGTTTAGCTTTAATAAGTTCTGGAATAACTGGTTTGGCTACTCTAGTATTATCCTGCCTTAGTACAGTGCCTTCTTGAGCAAATAATGTACCACTACTTGTTGGTTGTACTTGAGCCACTGTGTTCATTAATAGTTCAGATTTTTCTTTACCATAATTTAGTCCATACTTATCAAGCCAGTATTTATAATCCTTGTATTTATAATCAGTTCTAGCTGGGTCCATCTTAGCATCCCTTCTCATACTATTAAGTCTGGCTTTAACTTCAGCAGCATTATTTATGTAATCATTACTACCTCCTTTAAATATACCACCTCCAATAATATCATTCACCTTAATAAGGCTAGGTGTAGCTGACTTTATGGAATTTTTATTGAACTCTTCTTGAGTTTGACCCCACACATTCATATCCTTAATAGTGGCAGCATGGTCTAGTTCATGAGTTAATACAGACTCTAATGTATTTCCAAATGATGCAGCCTGCCTTTCATAAGTTGGGTCTGCGTTGGCTGTAATGATAGCTTCTCCATCTTTAACAGTAGTTGTACCATTAGCATCATTGCCTCTATAACTAGTACCATCTACAACTGTTATAGGAGAATTAGTTATCCTATCAATCATAAAGTTATAGGTAGTATCATCTAACTGGTCTTCAAATTTACCAGTAGCCTTCCTCCCTTTATACCAATTAGCTTCCCACTCTCTTGCCTTAGCTATTTCATCACCTACACTAGTAACTCTATCTGGGTCTCCAATTCCTCTATTGATATTACGCCCAGGGGCGGATATGTATCTTACCCTCTTTGGTTCTCCTCCAGATTGGAGTTTCATTACATTATTTATTATCCTCATATCTAATTATATTATTATGTAGTTTCTTATGACAATTAGAACAAACTACTATACACTTATTCATCTCCTTAATAAAAAGAGGTGTGGGAAGGTTCTTAACTGCTCTTGATATTGTATAGAGTTTATTCCTTATATGATGTAACTCTAAACAGCAGTAAGTAGTCTCCCCACATATACAACATTCTTTTTTCCTCTCCCTTAGTAAACTCTTGTTAACTTTAGCTGTTTCAGCATTCTCTGTCATAATTAATCATTAATGATGCCACTTAGCTGCATTTCTAGCGAAATTAGCTCTCTTCTTCTGTAATGGAGTGGCATTAGGATTATTAAGTACAGAACGAGCGTGCTCTTGTACACTTTGACCTGCTTTCTTAGCGGATGCTGTAAACTTACCTCTATTCTCTTTCTTAATATGGATACCACTTCCATTTTTACATCTTGGTACTAGCCTACTTCCCTGCCTAAACATAGGAATACTATCACAATCTACATTACTGCACATCTCTTTTAAAGAGACATACATTGCCTTCAATTCTCTCTGATTTAGTTCCATAATTAAATAAGTTTATGTTTCATTTTTTTATTTACAAAATTAAGGCTAAATTTGCACATTATCAAATGAAAGATAGTAAATTATAAATAATGGATTGATGAAAATGAATTAGAGTTTAATTTTAGACGGACTAACATTCAACAATTAAAGGAAATAGATTAATGTCGTTAAGTAGACTAGAAGCAATTTATGCCTGGATTAATAACTTAGGTCCAAATGTTAAGACTATCATAATTATAATTTTATCAGTGATAGTTGTGGAAACTAGTTTTAGAGGGCATACGAAACTCGTTTTACAAGATTATACTGAACAAGTCCAGCAGGAAAAGTACCTAGCTGAGGAATATACAAAGATAATTGCTCCTTCTATTAATGAATACATTGAAAAAATATTAGCACAGGACAAGGATGCTTCTAATGTTATTTTATTGAATTATCATAATACCTTGGTTAGTACTCATGGATTATCTTATAGATACCTTACAGCACTAACTGAGAAGAAGAGAGGTCTGGATACTAAGAGCTGTTTAAGAATATGGAAGGAATTAGAATATATAAACTATGGAGATGAGATTGAGAGAATAAATGCAAACAAGTCATTAAGAATGGATAGTATCCCAGAGTACAGCTCAAGGTTGCCAAACTTAGTAGAATTGTTGCAACGTAGTAATGCTAAGTCAGCTGCCTTTTACCCACTAACTGGTGTAGAAGGACCTGTAGGAATGCTAATAGTTATTTATCCTATTAAGAAGCAGTATTACTTAGGATATTATCAATCTGTAATATCACCATCTCTACAACCTCTAACAACATGGTTAGATTATAATTCAGTAAAGGATAAATTTAAAAGGCTATATGAAAGTGGACAAGCAGAACCAGAACGTTTGCTACAACGATGAGAAGCATATGTACTGGGATGAAAATGGAGTATATGTATCAGTAACAACATTAATTGGCAAATTCTGCCAAGACTTTGACAAAGAATTCTGGTCAGGCTATAAGGCATTAGAGAAGATGTTATCAGCGGAGGAATTTAAAGCTGAGAAATCTCAGTTACTTAATACCCATAAGATAGATGTTGAATATTTCTGTAATATGTATGGATTTACCCGTAACGATTACAATAAGGCTCAGCAGGACATCTTAGATGAGTGGCAGAAAACTAATGCTGAATCCTGTGAAAGAGGTTCTAAAATTCATGCCGAATTAGAAAGTAATTATACTTCTAAAAGGCAGTGCGAGCTTAAAAAGTTTGGACTTGGAGGTAAGTTTGAAGTAAATACCAATGATTCATTAATGCAACACAATCAGGATTTACTTGACATTGAGAAGGGAGTGTTCCCTGAGTATATGATATATAGGAAGTCTGAGGATGGCAAGTTTAGACTGGCAGGACAGATTGACTTACTTATTAAGGATGGTAATGACATCTATATCATAGACTATAAAACTAACAAGAAGTTAGACGACAAATCATTCTTTGATAAGAGGACTAAGAAATGTCAAATGATGAAGTATCCTATGAACAACATTATGGATTGTAATAAAATGCACTACGCATTACAGTTATCAACCTATGCTTGGATGCTTCAGAAGTTGAACCCCAAGTTCGTCATTAAGAAATTAATGCTTATACATTATGACCATCAAGGTAATGTTTCAGAACATGAATTAGATTACCTAAAAGATGATGTAGAAAGAATGTGTAAGTTCTACAAGAAAGAAGCCATATTGGAGGCAAGAAAAAATAGCAGAAGACCTATAGAATTCTAATATACCTATATGAGTATCTTTCAAACAACTAGGTTTGAGATATTAGCAACTTTATGAACTAAATAGAATAAATTATGGGTCTTAGTGCTATTTTAAATGGGCATACAAACGAGATGTTAGGGCTTAACAAGAATATGTCTGAAGCCCGCATCCGTGTATGTAAGGAATGTAAGCTCTATAAAAAGAGTGTAATATTGGGGGAGATATGTAACAGTAAATTGTGGCTCAACCCTGATAATGGAGATATAAGTACAGAGAAGAAAGATGGTTATATTAATGGATGTGGATGTAGGTTAAGAGCTAAAACAACTCTACCTAATGAGTTCTGTCCTGTAGGAAAATGGTAATAAATTAAAAATTTTGAATGTATTATGAGAGGTAATGGACAAATGGATTTAATGTTTGGTGGTAAAGCTGTAGGATTTGCTGGAGCTGAAAGTTTTGATGACATGAAGAAGAATGCTGCTGTAGAAGCACATAATAAAGCAGTAGATGCTTATACTAGAGCTTTGAATGAAAATCTTAAAGATGAATTACAGAAAGCACAAGAAGTGACTGAGAAGATGCAGTCTATGGAGATTATGCCTATTAACTACTATGTACTGGTTAAACCATACGCAAAGAACCCTTATCAAAAGATTGAGGTTACTAGTAGTGGCTTAATTATCCCAGAATATACTGGTAAGTTTAAGAATCCAGATTCTGGTGAGGAAGACCAAGAGGAGAATCTATCAGTTGTAGCTAATGTAATTGCAGTGAGTCCACTATGTAAATTCATTAAGGAAGGAGATGATATTTATTACAGACGTGCTTGTGGAGTTCCAGTTCCATTCTTCAGACAAGGGTTTGAGGTTGTAGCTGAACAGCAAATTCAGGCTGTAATTAATGAAGGATTAACAGAACGTTTTAAGAATATTGAATAATGGAAGAGAAGGTTTATTTTATGCCAGGTGAGGTGGTAACTCTTAAACAAGATATACCTAACAAACCTGTAATGATTGTGGTTAAAAAGGAAACTATGAACATAAGAACTCATGGTGTTCCTAATGTTTCAGAAGATTATTTTAAAGGTATTAGATGTAGATGGTTTTCTACGGAAGGCGTTCTACAGGAAGCAATCTACAATACTAAGGATTTAGTTAAAGTATGATAAGTATGTTTCAACAGGGTGGGCAGATGAATGACGAGCAAAAAGCATTCACTGCCTATCTTATTAAAGTCCTAAACCCTAAAGATGCAGCGGACTTTGAGAACAAAGTAGCACAGCTATCAGAAAGTGATTTAAAAGAGTTTTATAAACAATACAAAGCAATGGAAGGTAATCAAATTTCAATGGCTAAGTTAGGAGCCAAATTAAGTTATGTTCAAACCCTTAGAGGTGAATGCCCAGAAGGATACGAGGTTGAGAAGTATATGGCTGGGGGTTGTGTTAAGTGCAAGAAGAAAGCTGAGGGTGCTAAAGTAGTAGATATATTTAAAGATAAGTGTGGAGGTAAGGCTAAGAAGAGAGTTAAGAAAGACCAAAAAGGTGCTGTAGTTAATAAGGCTGATACTGTTCATACAAGTAAGGGAATTTATAATGTTAGTAACAAGAAACTTCCCTACAAGAAAATGACTCCCGCTGACTACAAGAAGTTACCACACAATGAAAAAGTAAAAGTTGACCTCAAAGACCAAGAGAATGGTAGGGGTGGAGAAGGTGCTCATGTAGTAAAGAATAAGGGCATCGGTAAAAACTTCTTCGGAGGCTCAATCCAAAGACGTATAATTAAACAATAATTGTTATGACAATATTTCTATATGATAATGTAAATCACGAATTAAGGCTAAACGAACCAGAGATTCTTCTTATTAAGGAGTTCTCTGAATTATGGACTAATGATAGAAATATCACCAAAGAAGACCCAAAGGGCACTAAGAAAACTAGAGCCTTTAGAGAGTTCACGTATATGTACCTAATGATTGATTGGCAATCACACTATTCACAATTTACTGAAGCTGAACGTAATGAAGCAGCTAAACAAGATAGTGGCATTACAGAGGAGGAATTTAATGACCCTCTATTTAGGGCAGCGTGTAGAAAATATAGAGAGATACAGGAATCAGCAAGAGACATTAAATTAATAAGGGCAGCTCAGAATAAGGTAGATGAACTAATTGATTATTTCAATGAAGGTTCTGATTTACAAGAACGTGACCCAATTACTGGTAAGCCTATATTTAAAGCTAAAGATGTTATTGGGGAAATGTCATCTATATCTAAAGTACTAGATGAATTAGATGCTTTAGAAGCTCGTATTAAGAAGAAACAGAAGGCTGCTACAGGTCTTCGTGCTGGTGCAGTTGAAGGATATGTACCTAAACTAAAGTAACATGGCACGTGGAAGGAAACCTAAGAATAAATTACCAGAATCCCCTACTGTCCAAGCCTTAGTTGAAAAGGTTACAGAAGTAGGGGAACCTACTGGTGTACTAGAAGAGAAGCTCTCAGAGTTTCAATGGGATGTACGAATTGGAGACCCAATAGACTACTTTGACTCTAATCTATCTTATGAGCTTACTGGTTACAGACCTATTGATGGAACAAGAGGACTAGACTTTGACCCAGAGTGGTTTATGGAAGCTAGAAGAACTAAAGCCTCTACTGGTAAATATTGTAACGAACCAATGTTTGGTAAGGCTTATGGAGAGTTTTGGGACCAAGAATATGATAGATGTAGAAATGGTATGACCGTAAATGGTTATACTATTACTGGTGATAATTATTTCTTTATTAACTACTATCAGTTACCTAATCTATCATCTGCAACTAAGGCTGGTGGTGGTCGTTCAGTAGACTTTCCCAATTTCTTTGTTAAACAGTATGAGTACTTCCATTACATTGAACTATGCAAGGTGCTGAGAAAGAATGCTATTGGATTGAAAGCTCGTGGTGTTGGATTCTCTGAAATAGCTGCTGCTATTCTTATTAATGGTTATATTACTAGACCACACTTTAGAGGAGTAGTGGCTGCACAGCAAGAAGGTTATGTTGATGACACCCTTAGTAAATGCTGGATGCAGTTATCATACCTAGATGATAATACCGAGGATGGTATGAGAAAACTAAGGCAGGTTCACAACACAGCCAAATGGAAGAGGGCTTCTAGTAAGAATGTAGATGGTGTGGAATCTGGATGGATGTCTGAGATTGAAGGAATTACAGCTGATAAGCCTAATAAGATTAGAGGTGACCGTACTGATATTCTAATGTACGAGGAAAGTGGTTCTTGGCCCAATTGGAAGAAGGCTTTCATTCAGGGTGATGCTCTTATTGATATTCAGGGACAGAGATTCGGTATTAAATTAGCTTGGGGTACAGGTGGTGATAGTGGTCCTGCATTAGAAGGTGTGGCTGCTGCATTCCATGACCCTAAAGGATATGATGTTCTTCCTTATAGACATAATTATACTAAGGAAGGTACATACGTTGAGACAGCATATTTCATTCCTGCATATACTATTGTTACTGCTCCAGGATATGTTGATAAGAGAGGTTGGACTGACCCAGAGAAGGGTAAGGAATTTTATATGGCTAAGAGAGCTACTAAGATTGCTGACCCTAAAGGATTGATGTTATATTCAGCTGAGTATTGTTTTACTCCAGATGAAGCATTAGCTTTGGAAGGTGATAACCAGTTCAACACTGTATTATTAACGGAACAATTAGCTGCTATTAAATTACATAAGGTTACTCCTCCAGAGTTAAAACCTAAATGGGGACAGTTGGAATATACGTTCCAAAACAATGTGCACTCTGAGGAAGCTAAGAATGGGGTAAGGTTTATACCAAGTGATAAAGGTAAGGTTTGCATTATTGAACATCCCATTAAGAGTGAGAATGGTTCAGACTTCAGAAACTTATATGTGGCTGGTATTGACGGTATTGACATGGGTATGAATGATACATCAGATAATACAAGAGACCCGTCAGACTTCTGTGTAGTAGTAAAGAAAAGGTGCTTTGGTTTACAAGAACCAATGTATGTTTGTATCTACAAAGACAGACCTAATAATCTTGAAGAGGCTTATAGAACAACCCTCAAGATTCTTGAGTACTATAACTGTAAGGCTTGTCTTGAATCTACTCGTATTAGTATTCTTACTTGGTTTAGAACTAAGAAGAAAGAGGAGAGGTTCTTAATGAGAAGACCTAGAGCTACACAGTCTGATATACAGGCAGGTAGAAGTAGACAATTTGGTGCTCCTGCAACTGAAGCTGTTATTCAACATCAGTTAGACCTTATTGATTGCTATATCAATGATTACTGCCACAATATGTGGTTTGAGCCAATGATTAATGAACTTATTACTTATTCTTATGAGAATAAAAGAAAGTTTGATATTGTAGCAGCGATGGGTATGGCTGAGTTAGGAGATGAAGAGTTAAGTGGTATTCCACCACAGGAGGCTGATAACGGAGGGAGAAAGTTAAGACTATTTGGCTACTGGACTGATGAATATGGAATTAAACACAAAGGGGTTATTCCCGATAAACAGTCTATAGTACCTAAGTTTAATCTGTTCCCAACACAATACTATGACGACACAGGACATCGAACAAGCAATCCGAGATTTAATTAAATCTCTATATTGTAAAGAATATCAGGGAGTCCTAAAGGTTTACGAAACCACTTACAAATTTCCAGGAGAAGAACCTGAGCACGTGGGATATAGAATGGACCTTGGACTCAATAAAGATGAAAAGCCACTGTCCATTGCGTGCGATGGTACAGCTGAAGAATTTATAAAGTTTATTGAGAAGGAATTAAAGGAGCGAAGTTTAGTTAGAACTAAATACTTCACTGCTATACAATTATATGATTACGAAGATGGGTGCAAACAAAAGAAGTGATGATTATTTGATAGAGAAGATTGACAAAGCTGTAAATGAGTTAGTCTTCAACAAATGGAAATTACAGAAGGCATACAACTATTATAACGGTAAGAGAGATGCCGAGCAATTTAGGTATCTTGAAGAAAACTTTGGAATAGGTAATCCTACTTCTATTGAGTTCACTCCTCTTATAAAGAAACACGTTGATGCTTTAATTGGAGAGTATTTAGATATTCCAATTCTTCCGAAAGTATCTTGTAAAGACAAGGAAACAATCTCTAAGATTACTAGGCAGAAGGAATTAGAGATAAGTCAGCAAGTATATACATTCTTACAAAAGCATCTAAATAACCAAATACTGTCCTTTATAGGTGGGGGTAATGTTAGTGATGCATCTGTTGAGGCTGATATTGAGAAACTGATTGAGGATATTAATAATAACTTTATTAGTGACTATGAAATAGCAGCTCAGAATGTTATTGAATATGTAATTCAGTCTAGAAATACTGACTTAGCTAATAAACTAAAGGCATTACTGTTAGACTTACTTGTTACTGGCTGTTCATTCTACAAGGTTAAACCATCAGCAAGTGGTACTAATATTAGTATTGACGTTCTCAATCCATTAAATACATTTGTTGATAGAAATCCAGAGTCACCTTATGTAAAGGATAGTTACAGAGTTGTAATTAGGAAATGGATGACCAAGCAGCAGATACTAGTTGAATATGGTAAGGATTTGAGTGACGAAAGTAGGGCTGAGTTAGAGGATATGTATGAACACTACTCTGATAGTTCTTATATGTATATTAGAGCTATGGAGAATCAAGTTGGATGCAGACCTATTATGGAAGGCGAGGGGGCTGGATTAGATGCTGGTAAAGGTATTGTTCCAGGATTCCCAGCTGATACTTATGAGTCATTTAACTATAAACTATTACCTGTTTATGAAATAGAATGGATTGACATTGACAAAGAAGGAGATGAATATGTTCAGAATAGATATGAGGGGGTAAGAATAGGACAATCTATATACGTTCTTACTGGTAAATCAGAGAATGTTATTAGGACTAAGGATGCTCCAACTAAATGTGGATTATCTGTTAATGGTGTATATCTTGTTAATAGAGACAATGTTCCACAATCCTTAGTACTACAATGTGCTCACCTGCAAGATAAGTATGACTTAATTACATACTTTAGGGATAATATCCTTGCTAATAGTGGTACAGATGGTGACTGGTTAGACTTATCAATGCTTCCTACTATATTAGGTGATGACCTTACTGAGAGAATACAAAAGTGGATAGCCTTTAAAAAGACTGGAGTTGCTTTAGTAGATACAAGTCAGGAAGGTAGAGCATTTAATAACAATACCTCATTTGCTGGATTTACTGATACTATTAAGGTTCAAACCATACAGGCATTTGACCTAGCCTTACAAAGAGTAGAAGACCAAACATCATCTATTACTGGTGTATTTAGGGAAAGGTTAAATGGTATTCAACAGAAAGATGCAGTTAGTAATGTAGAAGCTGGAGCTAGAAACTCCTATACTATTACTAAACCTTTCTATCAGACTATGGATACGTTGTCAATAGATATACTTAGAGATTGTATTGACATGGCTAAGATAGTATGGAAGAAGGGATTAACTGGAACTCTAATTCTTGGTGATAAGTTGCAGAAGGTATTTACAGCATTACCAGAGCATTTTACTCATACTGATTATGATGTACATATTGTACCAAGTACTCAGATTATGAAGGAGATGCAAAACATACAACAAGTAATTATAGAGCTTATTAAGAGTGGTCAATTAGACCCCGATATGATTGTAGATGCTCTGACAGCTAGAAGTCTTACTGAACTTAAAGTAAAGGTTACTAAAGCCTTTTCTAAGAAGAAAAAGGAGATGAATGAGATGGGGCAATTACAACAGCAGCTTGAACAATTACAACAACAGAATCAGCAACTTCAACAACAACTTCAACAGGCTCAAGGTAAGATTGAAAGTCTTAATGAGGCTAAGTTGGAAATTGAAAGACAGAAGGTTCAAAACGAAGCTGATATTAACTGGTATAATGCTAGGACTCAAAGAGACAAGTCACAGAGTGATGCTGAGAATGATACTAAGAGAACAGATATTGAGTATGCTCAACTGTTTGATGGTAATCAAATGAATAACGAAGTTAAAAACGCATAAGAATGATAAATCTCAATCAAAATGAAAGACCAACCTCCCTGCAAGTAAGTAGACTATATCTACTGCCTGCAGGTGACTTTGAGTTACCTTATGGAAGTAATGCTGTTCTTGTTAAGAACATTACTGATGATAATGTAACTGTAGAGGTGTTATTAAAAGATTCGGAAGGTCAGTATGTATCTACTGTATTCTATCCAGGATGGAATCCTGAATTAGTTATAGGGATTAAAGCTGTACCTGAAAGTACATTACAAGTAGGTAACTAACATGGGAATTTATATTGGCATTGGTAACCATATTGGGAGGGCTAATTTAAAGGTTATCTCAGTTGTAGTTAGAATTATAGACAGAGGTACTGGATTACCCTTAGTAGGTGCTATAGTTATCTTTAAGGGTAAGGAGTATATAACTGATGCCAATGGACAAGTAATATTAAAGGGATTTGAGAATAGTAGTTATCCATTAATAGTTAAACGACAAGGACATGAGTCCTATATAGTGGATAAGTGGAAACTAGAAAATGGAGATATATATCTCACTGATGTTACTAGAAATATTCTTGCTGAAATTGGCGTTAATATACTTACAGAAGATGGAGGTCTAATCTTTAGAGATTTGGCAAACATTATATTAGAAGATGGTAAATTTATGGTTACAGAAAATGGTGATTTAATTTTATTTGAATAATGGCAGCAACTGACATTAAAATCTCTCAAATGACCCCTGCTACAACACTAGCTGGTGATGAGTTAATTCCTATTGTTCAGAATGGGGCTAATAAGTCAACTACTGTTAATAAAGTAATTGAAGGTTTAGCTTCAGAACAATGGGTAACTAATACAATAGCTGATGCAGGAGGTAAGGTTCTTGTTGTTACAGAACTACCAGCTAAGGGTAATCCCAATACCATTTACATGGTTCCTAATGAAAGCTCTAGAGCTAATGATGTGTATGATGAGTATATATGGATGGTTACTACTGAGAAAACTGGTTGGGAGTTCTTAGGTAATAAACACGTAGAAGTAGACCTTACAGGTTACTACAACAAGACACAGGTAGATAAAGCTATTGAGGATTCTGAGGCAAGAAGCACAGCTGCTATTGCTCTAAAAGTTGATAAGGTAGACGGTAAGCAGTTATCCACTAACGACTACACAACAGCTGAGAAGCAAGAAGTAGCAAAGATAGCTAACAAGGTAGATAAGGTTGAAG